TGCTGTAGGTGTCGGTTTGCATCAAATCTTGTTAGGAGCCAAATGGGGGAACTTCTTCTGATGGTAGCGGATGAATTCCTTGCTGTTCACCTCATGGCGTCCAAACTTGCGGATAAGCCTGAAATACTCATCAGCAGGGTAGAAAGCCACCGCCTTGCCCAATCCGGGGATGGTTTTATGACCCTTCCACTTCTGGGCCTCATGGGCTGCAACGATTTCCTCTTTCTTCTCGTTGGCCTTGATGAGTTCAAACCCCGTCTTTATCTCGCGGATCAGGGCGTCCTTGATAGCCCCTTCGCCGGGAACGCTCGTAAGTATGTGCATAAAAAAGGAGGCGCACCCCTCAGGATGCGCCCCCATTCTATCAGCGTAGCTTGGTCTTAGGCGAACTTCGCCAGATCAATAATACGCAGACCGATGACGACTTCGCCAGCGGTGATCGACGCGACAGCCGCGTCCGTCACCTTGACATACACCTCAGTCTCGGAAGCAACGGCCTTAACGGCCTTGCTGTAGCCCGAGGTGAACTGGTCGCCCGTGTTAAACACGGGAACCGTCATAGCATCAACGTCGAGGGCGTCGATGAATTCATCGGGATCAGCCGAGGTAGTGCCAACGTCGATGACCAGCGAGGTGGAACCAACCACAGCCACCGTCTCAGCGACACCAGCCAACTCCACCGCACCCTGCGCCGGAATCTTGGCAATGACCAGCGTGCCACCGTTGCCGATAGCCTTGAGGTCATTGAAGTCCAGACGAACCACATCGGTGAAAGCACCGAGTTCATTGATAGCAACTTTAGCCATTGTAGTGATCTCCTTGGTTAATTATTAGGCAGTAACGTCGGTGATCTTGCCATGCGCGCCCGGATGCGCCACCTTGAGGGTGCCGGTCCAGTCAACATAGCCACGCTCGCCACCGCCGAGATTCGGCAGACGGGTCGATCCGAGCGGGATAAGCTCGCCCACCGCGTAGTACTCAGGATTGACCAGATAGCCGGTGTCCTTGTCCGTGGTGTCGGGAGCGCAGTCGGGGTTCATGTCAACGATGGTGACAATGCCGTGCTCCGACTGATACTGACCAACCTACATCTTGATCATGCCAGAAGCCGAATTGCTGTTGAAGGTACGGATCGGGCCGGTCGAGCTATCCGAACGGGCGAAGTCGCTGACGACGCGGCGGAGGGCCGTGTCAGCAACCAGCGTCAGGCTGTTCGTCACACCGCTCACGCGATAGATCGACGTGATGAGGTTGTTCAGGATGGTCTCCGTGAACGCACCGGACGCATGAATCGAACCCGACGGGGTGCGGTAGTCAGCGGGGACATCCGACGGACCCGAGGAATCAATCCAGTCACCGAGGCCGCGCATGGTGTAGGCGGTGCCGCCACCATTCTCAGCCGCACGGTCCTGCGTTCCAAGGATCGTCTTCTCAACGTCACGCTTGAGTTCCTTCACGGCCTTCATCTCCGCACGGGCGATGTCCTGCGGTCCAACCGAGGAAACAGCCTGCTGGAGATCGGACACGCGATAGGAACGACGGAGCTTCTGGACATAATTGCCCAGACGCGCCACGGACTCGAACTTGTCTTCAAAGTCGGTGACATCCGCGCCTTCGCTCACCGCCGTCGAGGACGGAGTGGACAGCTTGTCCACGCCCCACTCAACGAAGGTGCCGTTGCACTTGAACTTGTCGGCAGAACTGAGAACGGGAGTCTCAGAAGGAGCCAGCATCGACATGGCGTCCTGAAGGTCCTCACGATTGAGGGCCGCGCTACCGGGAGAGGTAGTATCGTAGGTATTGCTGAATGACATAACTAATTAGGTTTTACGTTTTGAGATTTGAGCTGCACGGAGGGCGATGAAATCACTAGCGCTTCCTGTTTGCTTAAATCGGCTTTCAACATCCTTCAGCGTCTTTTCCGTGCGGGATTCCGCACGTTCTGGAGCTGCTGCGGTTGTACTTGGCGTTGAGGGTGGGTTAATGGCGGGCGACTTGGGCTTGTTGTCCATGTCGATGAGCTTACGCCCGTAGATGGAGTTGGCGGCGTGAGCCACCAAATACTCAATCTGGGGAGCAATCTCGGGCACCGACTCCTTCATTCGTTTAAGGCGGGGGTCATTGACCATCGCTTCAAAGCGCTTTCGGGTGTCGTTGTCGTCGCCGTCCATCCAAGACAGTTCTTGTTTGGCAAGACGCTTGAAGTTCTCCTCCATTGCTGTGCGCTTAGCCCGTTCCTGCAATTCCTTATATTGTGCAGGAATGAACTTGGTTTGGCGACGCCGCGCATTTCGGAGCATCTCTCTAACAGCCGCCTTGGAATACTGCTTTCCGTCAGCCTCGTAGGCGACATCATCAGCACCAAGGTCCTCGGATCGGAAGAGAACGTCCTCAGCGAACTCAACAAAGCTCTCCACCTCTGCCTTTTCTTTCAGCAGGGCTTCCTCATTGTCGATTGATTCGTAAGGGTTGTTCTCAACCTTCGTTTCGGGGATTTGTCGCTGAGCTTGCTGAATGGCTACTTCCAGCGCGGCAGTTTTTTCTTCGGCCAGCTTTCGCTTGGCTGTCAGTTCTGCAATGCGCTTTAGCAAGCCACTCTTGCCTTTTTGGGCCAGCTCGGCGATTTCGTCGTCCGTTAGGTCCTCAACATCCTTTGAAAGAACCTCCTTTGTGAGAGCCTCTTTCGGCTTAGGTTCGCCCTCCTGCGAGGGGGACTCAGCCTTGGGGGCCTCCACTTCTGGAGCCGATTCAGGCTGTGCTGCCTCTGGCTTGGGAGCCTTGGAGCTCAGCTTGGCGATTCGGGAGGACAGGAAATCCTGATCCGTCATCGACTTGTTTTCCACGGCTGGCTTAACGTCTGCCGCGTCCGACGTAGTGACTTCTGACATAAGGTGGTCTATCCGCCGTATTTAACGCCCCGGCGACTGCGAGTTGGCGGAATGCTATCACAAGCATTTAGGTGCTTGACCATAAGAGCTAATCATTGGCTCATAAGCCACCATGATTGACGACAAATCCATTGAGCGGCTGCACAACAGCGAGGACTTCCTGAAGTTCCTCGACTACGTTTACGGTATTCGAGAATGGTGTATCTCGCAGATGCACGATGTACCTACGGAACGGCTCCAGCAGCTAAGTGGACGCATCTTGGCCACGGAGGAAATCCTCAACGTGGCCAAATACCAAGACCTGTCCGACAAGTGGAAGCGGATGCGGGAGTAACTACTGCGCAGCGCCCTGCGTCTGCATCTCCCCCATCTGGGCAGGAGCCGTACCAATCTTCCCAATCTCGGCGTTCTGCGCCTGTTGCATCTGGAATTGGTATTGCTGGACGTACTTCTGTAGGCGGGCTTGGAAGGCCTCGTCCTGCTGCAAGCGCTGCATGACATCGGGCTGCTGGGTGTACTGTTGCACCACCTGCAATGCCACCTGCGCCCCGTTGGGCCGCGCACCCACCTCGATACCAGCGTAAATCTTGGAGAGGTCGTCCGTCACCTGCTTCACAATCTGCTGCTGAGCCTCGCCAGCGGGCTGAAGAACAGCGTCCGCAAGGGCAGGATTTACAGAAGCAGCCAAAGCCTCCAGCAGCAGGTCCATGTTGATGCGGCCATTGCGGTCGAGCTGCACCAAGCTGACGAAGCGCTGTAGCTGGGCCTCCAAGGCCTCAGGGTCCGTGTTCATAACATCAAACGTGATGTTGATGTCGAAGTCCTCATTCGGATCGCCACGGCTGTAGCGCACCGGATCGGACGTTCCCGTCACGCGGAAGAACACCTGCTCCGGCCCAAAGCGCTGATAGCACTTGTACGCGAGTTTAAGAACATCGCGCACATGGCCAAGGAACTTATCCACATAGTATTGCTGGCGAACCCGCGACATGGGGTTGGCGTGGTCCAAGCCCATCAGGCGGTCGGCTTGGTCGATTTGCACCCGCTCCATCTCAATGCTGCCCGGGTTGTAGGCGGGCGTGGGTCCGAATTGGATTTCACCAAGACGGCGATAGGGCACCTTGGCACCCGGACCCCAGTCGTTGGGCGGGAAGCCAGCAGGGTGCAGGATGGGGGGCAGGGTGGAAAAGCTGTTGCGGTCGGTGCGGGCGTCGCGCTCGGCCTTAACGCTCCATTGCAAGCCCTTCAGCTGCTCGGGGACGGTGTTGAGCTCGTACAGCCGCTTGTTGTCTTCGCTGAGCTTGGTGACAACGAAGGGGTAGTCGTCATACCCGTTGAGCAATTCGTGCTTCGCATACTTCGGGTCTTCAGGAGTGCCCGTTTGCATGGAATGGAACACCGTGCAATAGATGCCTTCCGAATTGTCTTCTTCGGAGATGAGTCGTTGATAGGCATAAATCACTTCGTAAAGCTCATCCGTCTCGTTGGACGCAGCCCGACTAATCTGGGTGTTGGTGCGCGGGTCCGTGATGTCAATGGAAGTGGAGAATTTATTGATGACATCATCGGCCCATTCCTTATCCCAGCCTTCCGTAGCCACCTTGTTCTTGATTTCCTGCGCCGTCATCAGCACGCGCCAGAAGCAATAGGGAGCCTTCTGGTAGTCGGTGGTGTAGGCAGGGAAGAATACGTCGCCATCAGGGGCTAGGGAGCACACCTTGGGGGCATTCACCGACTGCCTGACAACAGGGAGCTCGGCCATGCCCGTCTTGCGAAGCTGCTTGATGGCCTTCTTTGCACGGGCATCCGTGACGCCCGCAAACTGCTCCTTCAGCAAGGCCGCAATCTGGTCATCCGTCTTGCCGTCAACAATCAGCTGGGCCAGATCAGGGCTGAGCTGAGCAATCTGCTGAAGATTGAGCTGTTGCAGGAAGGTGCGGTTTTCGCGCATCCAGCCGACATACGTCACCATGATGCCACGCTCAAACAGGTAGTTGCATCCCAGCTCCATCTGCCGCTTGAAGTCCTTGATGTAGGACGAACGCATCCACTTCAGGAAGGCTGAGGTGACGCGGGCACGGGCGATGTCGCCCAGCTCCACGGGGTAGGCGCGGATGTTGGCCCGCTCAAGGGCCTCCATGCACAAAGCAACGTAGGTGTTGATGCGCTCATCAATGATGCCCACCTCCGTGTCGGACGCGCCCTCAAACGGGAAGGCGTCCGCCCCGTGCTTGCGAAGGTCCTTGGACTTCCCGGGCCAGATGTTGCGGCGATAGTCGA